CCCTTGATAGCTTAATGCATGATCACCAATAAACTGACATTTGCAATCTTTGCATTGATGGTTTTTTTTCCCATCTACTTTGATGCCATTTTTCTTTATACTGTCACTGAGGCAGGTTGGACATTTGATTTCTAGAGTTATTTGCATTTCTCTATTTTATCAAAATTCAACCTGCTTTTTTTTAGCATACTTTTTGATACACCACCAGATTTAAAAGTATGTCCACTTAAAAGCTCAGCCGCATCATCAGATGCCAAAGCAATATTTCTAAAATCACCGTTAATAAAACCTGATGTAATTGGTTCAATAGTAGTATCTGAAAATAATGTTTTAGGACTTACAGGCTCAGAAACTTGTTGCGATGAATTTCGATATGCTTGCAACGCCTTTTGGTATTCCAACATTTTTTCATCTTCTAAGGCTAAAACAGCATTCATCGCCATTCTATCTGCAGTACTTTTTCTATCTCCACTCTCGCCTTCTGTAAGAAAATACAAACTGCACGGCATTACACCACCATTGATGTCATATGCATCTACTTTTCTTTGAGCAATATAAGTTGCAGCGAACAAAACAGAGTTTGCTGCAATACCAATAGGGACTTTTATATACTCATGAATACAAAGAATTGCATTCCTTAGAGATACAGGCAAATCATTAATAGGATATGGATTTTCATAAATTTTACTTGGTCTAAATGAAGAAATCTCTTTAGTACTTCGATCAGATTCAATAGATAAAATCTCTTCCATCTCAGCAATCACTTCACTTGGTGAAGCTACCGCACAAATTGGCATAGACAATGCCAAAACTTTAATAAATGAATTTCTTAACTTTCGCTTAAAGTCATTTTCCTCATGTTTAGCACATACTAGATAATACTGAGAATTCTGATAATCAGCTTTACTTAACTTATCAATATTTTTATCTGATACGTAAATAATCGGATACTTTGCATGAGAAAGCTTGAATAATGAGTATTTATCCACACAAACTAATACAATTGAATTATCAAAATCAGAATTTACTATTAGATTACCTTTTCCAACTATATAATCTTTTTTATCTGCACTATCAGACAGAAAGTTTAACCCAGTGATTTCCCCTTTTACCATTAGAGGGAATACTACACGACCAGATAAGTCAATATTATTCATACAAATTTCTTTTGAAAAAAACAATCCACCTCTAGGATTACCAAAACGAAATATTGTAGAATTAGATTTTCTTTCTGAATCATTTTCAGATAGATTAAAACAATGTTGATTTAAGATTTCAGTGTAATCAGGGTTTAAGTTACAGCTTAAATCCTGATTTTCAATTTTTTGTAACATTAAAATAACCAAGTCAATATAGATAATAAAACACTCTCAGCCACTCAAAACCAAATAAGTAGCTGATAGTTAATTTTTTAAATAAAATTAAAAATTATTCGCTTTTAGCTTCATTTTTTTTATGCCATTCGACTAATGAATTGTAATCAAAATAAACTGGCGCCTGTCTCGTTGATCCAGCTTTATATCCCTTTGGAAAGGTAGGATCATTCAGTCTAAGGTCACGTAAGGTATTACGCGTGATACTTAAAAGTTCACACGTCTGATTGTAAGTAACTCGAATAGGTGTCATTCATATAGCCTCATATAAAAGTTATGTAGCTATAATTTATTGAAATTTTATTCTTTCAAAGCAGCTTGCTAGAAAAAATTAATATTTACTAGAAAACATTAATTTTTCTTTTTATATTTTCTAAGGTAGTTATACACAGTATTGAAAGGTAATTTTATCTCATCAAGATCAAAAATTTCTTCGGCACACTTACTAGCATTCTTCCACTTTCCTGTATCCCATAGTTCTTCTATATTTCTAAAAGCTTTCATATTTTTCTCTATATAATTTCTTCCTTTTGCCTTCCCCCCTTTAGCTGTTAACTCTCTTTTCCCAATTTCCTTATAATTATTTTCAATATCAGAACTTTTAATAAAATAATTTGACTTATGCATAATATGCATCAAAAACAATTCATTTATTATAAAAAAATCTTTTTCAAGCAATAGTGCATATTTACACACCCCTCCACTATCTAATAAATCTTGTAGTTCCGGAGCACTAGAAAATGAATATTCAATCATATACGTCAATATCAAAAATACATATAAATCATGAAAATTGAAATTATACCCCTTATAAATATCACCTTTATCAACCCAAAGATCAGAAACAATACTATTTTTCTTTTTTTCAAAAATTAAGGATATTATTTCCAAGAAATCCAAACCAGCCTTTGTTTTATCGACATTTAATTGAAATTTTCCATTTAAAATCTCACTTCTATTCTGCTCAATATAAATAAAAAAATCAGTCGTTAAATCATATATTTGACTAATTTCAAGAATACCCTTTTTATGATATTCAAATATATATGCTTTTATATATAAAGTAATTTTGTAAAGAATGGGTTCATAATTTTTATTAAAGGAACTAAGATAACCCAAATATCTAAAATACATCGAATCCAATCTATCTGAAATATCTTTATTACCTACTAACTCAAATTTATCTTCATCCAAAAATTCAGACTTATATACAAATTTCATTTATTTCCCAAAAATCATTAAACTAAAAACTATAACTATTAAACCAATTCAATTCTTTAATAAAAAGTTGAATTAATTTTTCCAGTCATCGTCAACCAACCATTTCATCAATATAATCTGACCACCACTGCATCATCCCTATACGCTCTTCAAAATGCGCTCCCTTATCATACACCCCCTTTACACCTGTTTTTAAATGCGCCAAGGTAGCCTCTACAACCTGCTCCTTATCGCTATATTTATTATTCAACTCTGTACTTGCTATATGCCTAAAACCATGTGGATTTTGTCGACCTTTATACCCTAAACGGTTTAATGCTTGATTAAATGTGTTATCAGAGATCGGCTTGTTCAAACTTTCTCTACTAGGAAAGAGTAGATTTGACTCTGTTCTATATGTTTCCAATTCTTTAATTAATTGAACAGCTTGTTTTGAAAGTGGCACTGCATGAGCTATACCTTTTTTCATTATTTCAGCTGGCTTAATCCATACCGCTTTTTCCAAATCAAATTGATCCCATGTTGCGAAACGAAGCTCAACTGGACGAGGGAATAAGCGAATTAGCAACTCCAAGCCAATTGCCATATCCCGCTTTGGATAGCCTCTGATTGCATGTATTAAGGCAGGAAGCTCATTAATTTCAACGAACTTCATATTTCCGCCATTATTTTTATCCAAATGCTTCGTGATACCTTCTAGTGGATTAAATACAATTTTCTCCTGAAACTTTGCCCAGTCATACGCATTCCGAGCATAAGAAGTCAATTTTTCTACTTGTGTATAAATTCCAAGCTCTCTTTGTAAACCTTGAAAAAAATCAAACCATTCTTTAGGGGAAATACTTGAGAAATTACGCTGCCCAAAAACAGGAATAATATGTCGTTCAATTGATTTCACAGCTTTATCAAATGTAACATCGTCCCAATGGAATTTTTTTGTATCAAGCCATTCAGACATTAAAACTTTAAACTTCATGTTCTCGGCTTCTTCGGCTTTTTGCTTAATCGATTTCTTGGTTACTAGCTCTTCTCCATTTTCTAACTTTGACTTTATGTCCCCTACCAGCTTTCTGGCACGAAGACCACTAATAGAAGGATATGCACCTAGACCATACCAAGACCACACGCCATCAGTTTTTTTATATCTCAACTGCCAAGATTTAGTACCGCTTTTTTTTACAACAAAATATAATCCACTATCTGAATCTTTTACACGATAATCTTTCCCCTCAGGCTCTAAATTTGCCAAAGTGGTATCAGACATAGGAAATTTCTTTATTTCTGTTCTTTTCATAAAGTTACATAAAGACTTGTATCACGAGTTCATATATTAAATCATGATACATAAAGTGATACAAGAAGAGTTCGGGTAAGTAAGTTTATATGAGTTTATTTCAGGCAATAAAAAAGCCTTGAATTGTTATAATTCAAGGCTTTATAAACCATATAAAGTTAAATAAGTTTATATGGTTTTAGGTATTTGGTAGGCATATCCAGACTCGAACTGGAGACCTCTACGATGTCAAGGAGGTTAACATTTTATAAATATCATATAGTTATATAGCACTGACACATAGTCTGACACAATACTATTTATCTACTTAATATTGCTAAATTTCTTCTGACACAGTATCAATAGACATAACTCTATCATTAGACAATGAAAATGAAAACATGGCTGTATTTTTATATTGAACACACAATAAAGCATGGAACTATCCGGAAATACCGGAATGTTGATATTCGAGAGCGTTACGTAGTTGTAACGGAGGTGCGGAGTTGATGGAGATTGGAAATAAAATTAACAATGCTCTTGCCGTAATTCTAGCTCTTACAATTATTTTTTTTGTTGTGGTATTCATTTGGCTTGGGTGTGCTGGCACCAAGGATCTACCAAAAGAAACTCTAACAATTACAATTAGCTTTTTTGGAGGGATAGCTACTCTTGGTGCTGCTTACATTGCGGCAAGCCTATATGAAGATTGGCGCAAGCCGCACGATTTAAATATTGAGACTGACTATAAAAAAGAAATTCTTAAAATCATTAGAAAAATAACTCCACTAGAGTTCCAGTATAATAAACTAATTAGTAGTCATTTTTTATACAGTAAACATCCTGAGCGTATTATTCCAATCGATATAAGGCCTGAAGACTTAAGTAGTTTTATAGATCTTATAAATGAACTACTTGGCTTGTTAGATGAGTTGTTCTTTATCTCAAGAGATAAAAATATTGAGAATCTTAAAAAGCATTACTACAACTATGCTCAATTATATGCATACATTTTAAGAAAATCTGACTATATTTTCAAAAATAATGACTCAGGCGAACTCGTTGAATTTTTGCGCACTCAATTAAATTTTGAGTTTACCGACTCAGAAGGGAAATCTTGGAGTAGTTCTACGCTCTACGCATATGCATTTGTGGGGTTAAGCCAAGTTAAATTGCGGAAGTACATAAGCGAGAGCATGAAAGCCTTAAAGAATTAAATGCTGCTCAAGCGCGCCACATAGCACGCTTTTGCATATTAATTATCCTGAGCGGCATACTTCAAATTATCGGCCACCCGATTAGTCCAGCCTTTGCCATATTCTTTAAACGTACTGAGTGATGTGTAGAATTTTAGGCGCTCAGCAGTCAAAGTAAGCAACACATCATTTAGATCCATGGCATTAGTGGCAGCAATTGTTTTTGGTCCAATCACTCCATCAGCATTTACACCAACTGCCTGCTGCAATTCTTTAACTGCTCGGCTCACGCCTGCGTTAATAGCAAAGTCCCATAGCTGGAAAACAATAGCTGAATGCAGGCCATGACCGCCCAACTTATCCCACCAGTCGGTTTTATAGATCTTCTTGGCTTGCTCAAGCGTGATGTTTTTAATATCAAGTGTTGGGTAGGTATTTGCAGCTAAACCAAATTTTGTGCCTTTTAGCTCGCCTACTCCTACTCGCCCACCGGTCCAGTTGCCAGGATCTCGCTTATCGTTGGAGTAGCCACCCTCATGACCAATCAGCCTTCGGAATGCTTCATCAAAAGTGATGGAGTCAGCAGGGATACTCGCAAAGCCTAAAATAGTAGGCTCAGGATGCAATTCAGGCTGATATTTCTTTTTCCCGATATAACCAAGTGCTGGCAAAATCACTGACAAAATTGCCGCATGGTATTCAGTTGGGATGAGCTGTGTATCCATGCCCTGTTGTAATAAAACAGGAAGAACGCCCAATAAAAAAGCTCCCCAAATTGGAAGCTTTACGGAAAGAAATTTAAGCGGATTATCTTCAATGTAACTCATTTATTATCCTCACGATGACTTTGCATAATTGCCATGTCTTGCTTAAGTTGGTTAATGGAATTGATGGTCCATGCACCGCCTGAAATTGCCACACTCAGCACAACACCTAAGCCCCATTTGAGCATTGCAATTGCTCCTTGTGCCTTGTGGTTTTGCTGTTCAAGTGCTTCTACTTTTATACGCTGCTGATCAAGGGCTTGGTGATAGCCCTTATTAATCGCATTTGCTTCAATTAGTTGCTCAGATACCTTTTGCAGCTTATCTGTAACCTCGTTTAATTTTTTCCAAAGTGAAGCGCTTGGCTCATTCACACATACCCCCTAAATAAAAAACACCCTTTCGGGTGCCATAAATTTGATTTACCAAAAAAGCCACTGGAATCGGTTTTTCGTGTTCATTCCAGTTTGTCGAAGTTCTACATCTTCACTTAATCCGCTTTCAAGTAGACGCTCAATAGTGAACCGGTCACGTTGTTGGCGATAGTAAAGATTGTTGTTTTTGATGTATGAAAATATGATGTCGGCATTTGCTGACTGGTGCAGACGATGATCATCTAGGCTGAGTTGAGGGAATAGATAAGCCGTGCCGTAGGTTGTTGTGGTTTGAGCGCCTAAGGCTGTGTCATACCAATACAAATAAGCACTGCGAGATTTATCTTCATTTTCGACCGTATATGCAATTGTGGGGTGCATGTTGAAGTCAAAAGCAAGCGCCACCTGTTTTACATTGGCAATCTGAATAAGCTGACGTGTTACTACATCATCAGTGATACATATCCAGCCATCATGATAAAAACACTTCCATATTTTCACCATCAAGCCTTGAGATGAATCGAGTAGATCTATACCTCCCCACTCAAAATCAACCAATGGTTCAGCTTTATCAGGCACTAAAAAAGCGCTGTAAATAGCGCTAGATGAAAGTGTATTTTCAGGCATCATGGTGTGTATCGCCCCCAACTCATCTCCAGCGTGTACGTCATAAGTTGAGATGATGTTTTTGTGATTGTGGGAGATATTTGGAATTTATAATTCGCACCAACACCACCATTTACACCAAGCAATCCATAAATACCCTCAATGTATAGACTTTGATGCACACCATTTAAGTCACTCAATGATAACGATGCGACAACCCGCAATGACCTTGCTGTGGGGTATGTTGCTGCTGGCAAAACAACCCTGCCAGATAGCAAGCCAGTTGGAATTTGAGTTACTGAATCATTTTTGATTCCAGATGCGGCATATAGATACGATATTCCAATTTTATCAAAATACACTCCAGCATTATCAATGTATGGCGATCCATTGACAGTGTGTGTGCTTATTAAAGCTCCGGTTTTATCAAGCAAATTAAATGCGCCGCCAGTGGTTGAGGATTGATAATCTCGTATCTCTGAAATAACATCGAGATACTCATCGCTTAATATCGTAATTGTTGTCGGGTTTCCATTAACATCTTTAATCAAGGCTCGGTTCCACAGGTTTGCATCCCCCCAACCCAAGCCAACCTCGCTAACATTACCAGCAGCAACCCCTTGGGCAAATCTCCATGTTACGCGAGCATAGCGATAGTATGGTGCTGATGTTGTGTTAACCCCTGAGCTACTCGACTGTTTTGTTGTTGTGCTGGCTAGAAAGCCATCAAGAGCCACCTGAGTTTCAACGGGCGTGCTATTACCAGTTCCGATGCAGCAACGATCGATCCACGTGCCAACCGACATGCGATTGAGCCCAGTGTCGAGCACAAGATTTAAAAACCACTCAGTTTCTCTTGCAACACTATCATCGCTTGCTTTTCTTGCCACCAATTTAAATCGAGCGCCAACTTTACTTTGAATACTTACTTTCATCATTCCACCTTAATTCGTAAATTGCGCACCAGTAAGCGCAAGTGATGTTGCTATATTTTCTGGCTGCATTGTGTTTGCAACAATCGCCGAACGAAGTGTTCCAGAAGTTATGGAAAAGTTAGAAACGACCATCTCTGGCGTTGGCGTTGTGCTCTTGTATGGGTTATAGACCTCTATTGTTGCGCTCTGTATTGCAAAATTAGAGCTTATGCTTTCAATATGTGAGGTGGTGTTAATCGCTAACCTCATGCTCGCAGCTTGCAGTAAGAACGCAGAATAGATACTTTCTTGTGTGTTCGTATCATTCATTACGATTTTTTGGGATCCATGCTTTAAAGCAAAACCACTCACAACCCCTTCTATTAAATATAAAGGGTATGGTTTGGATGTTAGCGCCTTCGCCACAGGTCGTCTAAAATCCTGATCCCCTGTAGAAACGCCTTTCTCGTTGTACGATCTCAGGCGATATGACCCATTCATGCTAATCGAAGCCCAGCCTTCAGCATCCAAAAGAATTGGATTTGTATTTGGTTGGTTCTTGTCAGCATTTATGTACGAAGGCTTTTTGATGGTCGAAGCGATGTCATAGGTCCAGACCTTGCCGTTTTTCAGTGGAAACCCGTACTTATCAAAGAACTGAGTCCGCATCTGAGTTTCAGGCACATAACGACTCTCAATGAGATTGCCGTCTCTGTCATAGATCTTTAAGACATGAGCGCCATTGAGGTAAATCAAGGCGCTACCGTCAGCATCCAAAACTATCGGGTTTGTGTTTAATGCAGTTTTATTTGCATCACGGTAAGTCGGCTTAAATTGCACTGTTCCCACTTTGAATGAGTAAACTTTGCCACCGACTAAAGGTTTTCCATCCGCATCAAAAAACCGCATACGCGGCTGAATGATGGGTGTTACGACTTGGTAAAGCATGGTTGGCTCCAAAAAGAAACCACCCTAAGGTGGTTATTTCAAATCGTTTGCACCAGCCAAGACACCAAGTTGTGCCAATCGCTCTATGAGTGTTTGGCTTGCTGGATCCGCTGTTGGAACTGCCTTTCCTGCAATAGAGCCACCATCCAAAGCATTCCTTGATGATTTGTAAGATACCGCTGCTTTAACTGGCGCAACAACAACATCTCTTGCTTTATTTAGGTATGGGGATGACAACATTCCTTGATCTAGTGAGCCAAGGATTTTGCCAAAATAGTTCGCCAATCCTGCTGCTGAGTTGGAGTTATTAACATAGGCATGGTTTGGTTGGGTCACTGAATAATGGCCCGCCATACGGATGTCTTTAATTCGCTGCACCTGTTCAGGACTAAAGATTGTATTGAGCTTTCTATCACCCAAGGCATCAAGAACACGCTTCATTCCTGCTGGGCTAAATTGACCATTTGTATTGATTGATTTGCCAATAATGTCTTTAATCGCCTCTTGCTGAATATCAGCAACAGCCTGAGGATTAGTGTTCTTAAGCACATCCATGGTCTGAGCTAACTCTTCAACCTTGCCGCCTAGAACATGTTTTTTATACAGGTCATCAAAATTCACACTGCCTTTTGACTCCTGCTTGAGAACATCTTGAAGCAATGGCATTCGATCACGTAGCGCTGTATTGGCTTTATAGGCTTGTCGTGCAAACTGGTAGGCTTGCGCAGCATCATTTCCGCCTTGAGATAGCAGCCCCTGCAAAGCTTCGTCTTGACGGCCTTGTAGAGCTTGACGAACAACACTTAAAGCGCGCGTGGTTGCTGTTGCTTCACCCATTTGCAGTGATGATTTGTAATGATCATTTAAAACCTTAATCAACTCCTCACCCTTTCTAAGTGTGAAATATTGAGGATTGTCATTAATTTGCTTCACAATGTTTTTGATATCAGCAGGCAGAAAGGATGCCAGTGCTTGGTCATCTAATGCTGTGAACACATCATTCGCAAAACCTTGACCGCTAATTAATGCATCATTACCTGGTGCATTCTTAGCAAAGTCATAAGCCTGTCGAACAAATTGCTTGTTTTGTGAATATTGATCAACCAGTGAATCAGCTGCACCTTTACCAGCACTAAACGCATCAATTGAGTTACCACCTGTGGCTTGTGCTTCATTATCTAATAGCTCACCAAGTCGCTTATTGTCAGAGATGAACTTCTCTCGAAGATCATCACCTGCGCCCTGCAATTTTGCTAATTCAGCCTCTTGCTGCCATTGTTTGGCATCACCAGTGATTTGACCTTTTGTACCTTTGATGCCGACTTTCTCAAGTGCCGCTTTGCGTGCAACAGCTTCAGGATTCAATGGTTTTCCAGCCTGCAAAGCTTTCTTGGCATCAGCACGCAACACACGTTGAACATCTGCTGAAAGATCGCTGAGTTTTACGCCTTGCATGTCTGGACCACTGGCACGCAATGCCGCCTCAATCTTGTCATCGATTGATCGTAGAATTTGATTGGTTTGCTCAGTCGAGAATCGTGCAGACTGATTTTTAATGGTGTTTCCAGCTTTAGTGAAGCCTTGTCCGACTTTTTCACCCAATGCACCACCAGCCGCACCACCAACACCACCAAGCAAGGTATTGCTTAAGCGTTGATTTGAGTCATCCGCAAAGCTCGCACCACCAATACCAGCACCAACTAGGGCATTATGCCCTGCAACTTTGGCGCCTGCTTTTGAAAGGATGTTTGCACCTTGATAACCACGCCCTAAGGCTGCAAATGGTGCTGTACCCGCTAATTGTCCGCCCAAACGCCAACCATCAATGCCCTGTCCATTTTCTTGGCGACGCATATTGTGAAACTCATCAATATCTTTGCGCTGCTTGGTCACACGCTCATAAGAATTGGTGTCAAACTTGGTACCCAAGAGTTTATTCAGACCAGTGTTTATACCATCAGCTGCATAGGATGCGCCTTGCACAACGCCAGCACCTAAATCGGATGCGCCAAGCAAAGCTGACTCCCAAGCCTGCGTTTTACCAGCCGCTTTCGCCTGTGCTCTTTTTGCATCTTTAGGATCAAATGCCTTAGCTTCAGGAATATTTAACCCAAGACCAGCGGCAATTTGACGATTTGTTAAGCCTTGAGCATTGCCTTTTTCAATGCCTTTTTTGAATTTAGGGCTGTCCATGATCATCAGCATGATTTTGGTGTCAGTAGCACCACCACTTCGAGCTTTATCAATAAGTGTTTTTAATTCTGCGCTAGACATTATCCAATTCCTACATTTTTAAGGTCGATCATTTCAGGCTGGTATGCTCTTGGCTGATTGCTAGATCCAATGCCAACACTATGCAAGTCCACCATTTGAGGTTGATAATTTTTAGCACCAATACCGACTTTTTTTAGATCAACAAAATCGGGTTGAAACGCCTGAGCCTGCACACCACCACCCAAGCGCTGATTCGCAAACTCCCAAGACCGCTTGCCTTGCTTATATTTTGATGATGGCAATGAAGCCCATTCTTGACCTAACTTGCCGATAGCACCTTGCCAATTTCCGTTGAGCACATCATCTAAAGCACCGCGGCCAGAAATCAAAGCAATAGCACCCAAGTCTTGTGCACGAGGTGAAAAATCCTTAAATCCATATTGATTGGCAAGGTTGTCCCATGTACCTTTCAAGAACTGATAACGCCCTGCTGCAGTAGTGATATTGGTTGTACCATCGGTTTGTTTGAATGTTTTTTTAACATTCGGGTGAGCACCTAAATTTCCAAAACGCTCATTCCCAAACATGGTGTTATACCCGTGCTTAACCCCTTCAGCTTGAGCGATAAAATCAAGAAACTTGCGCATGTTTGGGTTTTGGTACGCTTGTTGAAGCTGTGATAATTTCGCCATGGCATTTCCTCTAGGCATTAAAAAACCACCCGAAGGTGGTTTCTGCTTTAAATTACTTATCGATTGGTTCGGCAGCCCGTGTATGGATTGCAACTTCCATTGTAGGTGTTCCCATTGCTATCACTACCATTGTAAAACTGAGTGTTGCCTATCTGATTGGTATTATGGCGCCAAGTGTTGCCATCTTTGTCACGCCCATTTGTGTACGACTGATTTCCGAAATTTTGTGTATTTTGCGACCAAGATTCGCCAGTGCGATAATTATTTGCCTGCACGTTTGTTGTATTGCCATACTTAGATACATTGTAAGTATTCCCTGTTGAATTGTCTCGACAGGTGTAATTTGTCTCAGAGCCAAAGCAATTTGGATTGTTGTTTGGATACGCCCACACGCTAGAAGCAAATAGAGTCATTAAGGTAATTAATAGTTTTTTCATGTTGTTCTCTGGTTGATATAAAGCTTTAGGTTTCGTCGTTCATTTTATTTTTTAAGTCATGTAGTTGCCAAGATAAATTTTCACACTTATCTTCCAACTCCACATTCCTTGCTTGCAGACTTTTGATTGTGTTGTTAATGCGGTTAATCGCTCTCTCAAGAAGAAGGATTAATACAATTATGAGAAAAATACTTCCATCAAGCGCCTTATAAAGCCAAGTCAAAAACCATGCAACCAATAGAAACCCTAATACACTTACCACCCATGATCCTATATTTTTTAGCATGATATTCCCCTCATTATTTTAAGGGGAATATAGCATACAAATTAATCAAAGAGATTGAATGTACTTGGCGCTTGGCTTGGTGTGCTGCCTTGTGGAGAGAAGTAGCTACCATCACGAAGCCCTTGGGCTTTTTGCTGATTTGACTTGAGTCGAGCTTCTGCCATTGTGATAGCACGAGTATAAATTGCTTCGCGCTGTGCTCTTGGTAGGTTTGCTGAGCCTTGAAGTTGAAGCAGGATTGCTCGCTCTCCTTCCGTTGGTGCACCACCAAAAGTAGCCTTAAGCATTTCAAGAGCGTTACCAGTGACAATGTTATCCAGCATAGTTGTAGCTGTTGCTCGATCTTGATCCAAACCAAATGTTCCTGCCGCTAATGCACGCTGAGAAGCCCCAAGACCATCATAGGCACTCGCACTATATTTCAATGCGTCTTTCAGGTTTTTAATGGCATTGCTTCCTGCCGAAATTGTGTCATCAGTTTCAAGGATAGCTTTTTGAGTTGTGGCATTCATTCCAGCACCACCCTTAGGTTGTACTTTGATTGGCTGACCATCTTCACCAAGAACTCGCACACCTTTACCACCTGGATAAATTGCATAACGATAACCATCATTGCCAGTTTCAAAACCAATCGGCTTGTTTTGCTCAAAGTAAAGCTTTTGCGCATTTAATTCATAGTTTTGCTCGAACTGCTGTGCTGACTGGGCGCGGTTTTTATCAGCGGTATTTGCCGCTACATCAGTGCCGTAAATGCTGGCTTGAGTTGTGCGAATGTTGTTTGCATCAGATTGAGCATTATTCGCTACGGTATTTGCATCAACATATTGCAGTGATGCAGGATCTTTGGCATTGGCAAAGTTAATGCCGCCCGCATATTGTTTAATTTCATCTGGAGACATAGCTTTAACGATTTCGACTTGATGTGCGTAATCTTCGGGTGAAATCATTCCTGTGCGACGCAAACCATCAAGACCGAGCATAACTTGGGTTTTATCACCAGTTAATGATGACTGCTGAAATGCACCTTGAATTGCGCCAAGCTTTTTCCCTGAATTTTCCAATCCATAACCAGCACCTTGCTGATTGTTTTTGTATGCTTCAGATGACGTTTTAGCAATATCCGCTTCCATTTGGAGTTGGTCATACACAGCCTTTTTAGCTGCAGCATCATCCGATTTAATCGTGTCGTTCAAATAACCTGAATAAATCGAATTGTTCGCAAATGCCTTGCGCTGATCCTCTGGCAATTGACGCATTTGATTGATGCGACGACCGAGAATCAATTTACCCAAATTCCCACCAAACTCGTTCATTGCCTCCATGTTTTGTTGCTGTTGGAGTTGCTGCATTCGAGTGGCATTTGTAATGATACTTGGATCAATCATTTCTCACCTCAAATTGGACTGAAGAACTTAGATACTGTGTTCGCTACATTCAAGCCAGTGTTAAACATATTGGCGGTTTTGCTGCCTGCTGCCACTTGCCCTGCTGCTGTAGCGTTTGCACCTGCCATAGTGTTATTCGCAATAGCCTGTGCTGTTTGCATGCCATTGTTACCCACTTGAGCTGCTGCGTTCTGCCCCATTCCAACCAAGTTTGCCAAGCGGTTATATTGATTAGATTGGTCTGCGCTAAAGCGGTTGTAGGCATTTTGATATTCTTGGCTTGCTGAATCCTGCGCATAATTATTCAAAGCTTTAAGTGTTGGGCCTGATAGCAATCCACCTTGTGCGGCTGCACTCGACTGAACACTATCCAAACCTTGATTTAATCGAAATTGGTAGCTTGGATCATCATATAAATCTTGACCTGAATATGACTTCATAAGCTGCCCATTGGCACCCATTCCGCCCATTAATTGAGATAGTGCGGTAGTACCTGCCTGAGTGTATGGTGATAGGTCTTTTCTGGTTTGATCGTACATTTCCTTTTGCGTTTCAGAAGCACGATCTGTAGCTGCGGCTTGGGTATTTGCTGCTGATTGAGCTGCCTTTGCTGCCTGATTTGCACCTGTCAAATCGCCGATGGCTTTTTTCACAAATGACATGGTTCACCTCATAATTTTTTAAACATGATTGTTTCGATTGGCTCAAAACCTTTGCGCTGCCACATGGCTTGGCGATCATTTACACCCAAATTGGCAAGCGTCCAGAAATCAGCACGCTCTTTTATGTACTGCTCCGAAAATTCGATTAAGGCTTGTGAGTGCTTGCGGTGTTCAGGATCAACAAAGATGGCATCGGTATGTGCATGCGTCTTGCCTTTGTGCCGTTCCATGGGTGAAATCACAATCCAGTGAAAGCCAATCGGTCTGTCATTCTTACGCATCACCAAGCAATGGAAGTAATCAGCCTGTTCTGATTGGATGTATTGATCTGCATCAAACTCCAAAGGCAAACCAGTGAAACGCGCTTCTTCTAGATCAAAGACTTGTTGGCAAAGCGGCATAATCTGATCTATACAATCAAGCCATCTTTCACGCCTTACATTAAGCACTTTCTAGAGCCACCAAGCGCGATTCATGATCAGCAACTTGTGTATTTAGTGTTGATACACTGCCCTGCAATGCTGTGATATTTGATGCATTGTTGGCTACGTCAGTCTGTAATGTTGATATGTTGCTATTGATTGTCGTGATATTGCTTTGAATTGTGGTGACATTACTGTTGATCAAAGAGATATTGTCTTGAATTGCTGTGATCTGATTGTTAATCGATACAATGGCTGTATTGATGCTGCCTATGTCGCTATCTATAGCAAGCAAATCAGTATCAATTGAAGCTATGTCTGAATCAATGTCATTCAATCGATTATTGATTGTTACAATCCCACTCTGAATATTCAAAATCGAGTTTAAAGCGCCTTCGATCGATTGGTTCATTTCGGGAAGTGAGTAGACACCAGTCTCATCAACCACAGCACCAATTTTCTCAAAAAATGCAATCCAGACCTGATGTAATTGCCCGTTCACGTACATTGCTTGGCGAACTGGCACCTGATTCACTTTTGGAATAGTCATCTATCTCACCTTTGCCTTGGCACCAGTAATCACCAGCCGCCCTGCATCTGTCATGCGAACCCGAAACACTCGACCAAATGATTGACCGAGCCTGCGGAAAATTACACGCTTTTCGTATTCACCGATTGCACCAATATCTTTGGTTAATTCTGCTAAACGGTCATTGGACCAAGTTTTCCCTCGATCATCAGACCAATCGAGCATGATTTGCGGCTTGGTATCTGTAGCCTGTCCGACCTGACAAATCAATTCGACTTCATCAAAGATTAAACGTGTAGCCTGTGGGCTTGAGCATGGTGCAGTACGCTCGCGAATGATGGTTGCACCGTCATCGGTTTCTGAGTTCTGGTCGAATTTATAGACCTTGCCATTTGATCGATCACCCACAAGATGCTCACCTTCAAAGAAGCAATGACATTGCGCTCGATGGTGTTCATGCGCTGAATCTGTAGAGTTGTAATAACTGCGCTCATGCCACATTCCTGTGGTTGCATCAAAGCACCATGTTTTTAGATCTGTCGGGAATGAAATCACATAGAAGCTATGGCCATTGCTCTGATATGAGAATGCATAAGCATCATCGGTGCGCTCATAGTTCGCCAGAGCGGTTTCGATAGCATGATTGCTGATTCGCTCAGGCTGATAACCGCTCATCATCATGATCTGATTTGCACCATGTTCGGTTTGAGCCAGCCAAATAAGACTTGAGCCAAATACAGCAATGGAGTTCTTCGCTACACACCCGACAGGAATATAAGCCCCTGATTGGCGCTGATATGGTAGATCTGCTGAACCTGTAGAGTTCCAAATCTCAGTGGTTTTCTTACCAATCAACCAAAGCTGACCATTTGATGCAATCACACGCACCAAATCATCAGATTTGGCTTCTGCTGTGGCAAAACTTAAAGCGGTTGTATCTGTGCTGAGCAATTTAGACCATTGAATCTTGCCTGAATTTGGCACCGTCCAAATAAAGCGAGAATCAAGGAAAGTGACTGAGCTTGCACCAAAAAATCCTGTGTCATTCACACCGTCATCAAGTGCAAGCTGTGAAAGCACACCTGTTTCGATTACATACTTGTAAGCATTAGCGGCTGCAATCATCACCTGGATAGAATCATCTGTAAAAGTGACTAAATCCGTTCCTGCAATGGTGCCGACTGCTGTGGTCACACCACCTTGAATAACATGCAATGTTGTACCTGCGACAACCAAAACACGATCAGACAATGCATATAGCCCACGGATTGCGCCTGAGAGCGTGTATTTCAGCGTTAAGCCCTCAGTAGGTAGTAATGCCGACACCTGTGGAGCATTGCCGCTCTCAACAACCTGAGGATACAAATTTAATGTACGCTGACAATCAATGAACCAATCTTTTAAATGGTATGACTGCCCGACGATTGGAATATCAATAACAGCCATGACCTAACCCCACTGGTAAATCATTTTGTGCATAAGCTGGCACTGAGTTACTGCGTTTCAGTAAATCAATGGCATTGGCTTGGTTCTTCAATAGCAATGCACTTGGCTCAACACCAAACATTGGAGCAATTTCAAGTGCAAGCGACAAAATCAAAGGTCGCTCATACTTGGTCGGCAACTCGATTTCATCTTCGGCTTGAAGTGTGGTTGGTAGCACATAGGCTTTAAGCTCAAGCTTCTTGGCATCAACCAAGACTTTAAATGACCAGTATGGCAGTTGTTCTGTGTAGATCACTGGAATGTAATTGCCTGTGTTGTTCAAGTCTCGAATCAGATTGATTTGCTCATCATCGAGTTTGGCAATATCACTCAAGGACTGGATTTCTTGGTCCAGTAAATAAGTTCCTGTACCGGTTAAATTCAGGGTGATCGGCTGCACTTTATAAACATACAGTCGATCCGTAGCCCACTGTGCAAGCAAGCCACGTAATGAATCTACTGCGTCAGCAACTTCATCCGCATTCGCATTTTCACCTGCTGCCAAAGTACCGAGCTGTTTTAGTGCTAAATCGATTAGTTTGCTGACGTTCATGGGTTATTCTTCCGTTTTTACTGGTTGCTCAAGAAGAGAAATCAGGGTGTCTTTATTGTCACGCGCTAAGTACTTGATCTCTTTTTCATCAAGCAGTGCGCGTAATTGATCGGCAGTCATTGAGTTGTAGTCAATGGTGTCAACAGGATTGACTGCCTGAGGCTCTTTAGGCACTTCAAACTCAGCAATACGACCACGCAATTGCTCATTCTCTTCCATGCCATTTTTGATGACGCCATTCAGTCGAGCTACTTCTGATTCAGATTGAGCAAGCTTTGCCGCTACTGCATCAAACTGTTCAACAGGCACGAATGCTTCTGATCCAATTGGGTCCACACCATCAGCCATGCCGCCTGAAGCATATTTCATCTCAGGTTCGCTTTCAGGCAATCCACCATAATCAGTCCAGCCATCATTGCGCAAAACTTCTTCATGCTCTGCATGATCAGCAATTTGGTTTTGATAATCTTGTTGTGTGCCCTTGTAGAGCATCTTAGGAAATTGATTCAATTTTCATTACTCCAGAAATGACGACGCCCGCATATAGCGGGCATTTGTCGTCATTGGGTTGATTATGATTGAGTGATACGGCAGGCATGCAATGGGCGAACAACTTGGAAGCCATACAGCACATCAATACGTGTGCGCTCATAGTCGTTGTTACCATCACCGAACGTCATTACACGCACAGATACGCCGCTTGGTAAGCGAGCTGTGTAGCCTTCACATGATGCAAGGACTGGCAGTGGAGCGAATGCTGTTGTAAATGCATCTTTGTGGAATTCAAGGTTCTGGAAGCCATTTACCGATTTCACAGTGATAACCGCGCCATTAGCAGCCAGTGCCGATGTGGTTTTGTTTGGTTGGTTGGCATTCAATGCTGGGTAGATCTTAACTGGTGTGCCAGTTGTTACGTTGGCGTCCTCAGTTACTACAAAGTCTTGCAACACACCCAAGTCTTGACCAGTTAATGGGTGAACAGCATTAACACCAGCAATGGTGAAAACAGTACCTTTGGTTAGGGTTCCTGCTGATGACGCACTCACAGCTAATGTTTTTCCAGTTTGGTTTGCACCTGCAACCGTTAAGCCTGTAGCAGTACCATTGTTGAATACTGCAATCGATTGATGCTCATATAAATCAGCACCAAAAGCAGAAGAAACATAGCCTTGCAAATACGCCTTTTCGCTTGAGCGAGTCGGGTTGTACATGCGAGATACTTCACCACTTAATGCCACGTTTGCAGCACTAGACAATAATGCAGAACGATCACCCGCAGGAGTTAAATACTGGTTCAACTTAGCGCGTGCCAAAGCGAGTGCATTTGATGGCGTAGCGCCTGCCAAGCTCATTGCAACTTGGTTTGGAGTCGCAACAACACCGCGGGCAATCAAATCCGCTTCCACCACAGAAGAAAGAGTTTGCATCTGTGGTCGTAAAATGCGGTCTTTAAAGTCCGTAATGTCCAGCAATTTTTCTTTCGCACCAAACTGTAAAGCAACGTGTTTTTGAGTGTCGAGTTTTAAATTCACCTCTTCCTCAATCACTGCTGATGCGCCATTGCCTTCAGCAAATACATTGCCATTGAACACCTGACCAGAAGTCGGCACTTTGATTGTTACTGTGTCGCCTTTTTTGTAGCCTTGAGTGTCTTTACCAAATTCCTCTTGGCGACCTTTGTTGATGTTGGCAAGGAATGGTGCTTCCTCTTCAAGCATCTTCGCTGCTTCGCGGGCAATCATTTGGTGGGTTAAAATCGTGTTAGCCATAAATTATTTTCCTTTACGTTTTTGGGTTTCCGCCTTGTACCACTCTTCATCACTCATCTTTGATTGGTCACGAGCAGCAGGCGCATTGGCTTGAACTGGTTTAATTGGTGCTGGAGCTTTACTGACAGATGGAGCGGTTTTGGTTTTGCGACCTTCAATGATTTGACCAATCTTTACTGCCGCTTGAACTGGATTCATTTGCGAGATAGAAAGATAAGTGGCTTCGTCATCAAGCAGGTCTTTTGCGAGTCGAAGTGTTTCAGATGGAGTCAATCCAAACTGATCAAGCGTCACTGGCAATTGAGGCAGTGTTTCTGCTTTCTTGAAGTAGGCGTCAACATCAACCCCCTCATCCGAAAGCTCATCCATTGCTGTCTGAAATTCTGCCTCTTGTGCAGTTGCCGCTTTCTGTGATTCACGCTCATTAAGTCGAGCCAATACACGTTCTTCAGCTTTTGCAGCGTGATAATCTTCAAGCGCTTCCTCGTACTTCGAGAAGTCCTCAAAATCATCAATCACAGGGCGCTTAAGCTGAGACTGCTTAGCTTGCGAATTCTGTTTAGCTTCGTATTCAGCAAGCTTGCGCTCTGCTTCATTTGCACGCTTCACAGCTTGCTCAACACGCTCTTGAGCGCGTGATTTCTTTTGTGGTTCCGTCTTTTTGGGTTGTTCACCTTCTTGACCTTCACCACCTTCTTGCTGTGCTGCTTGTACTTCTTGCTGCTCCTGATTCTCTAGACCTTCTGTGCCTGTATTTTCCGTTGCGGCTGTATCAACGCTGTCTGGAGTTTCATTTTCAACTGTCATTGCTCTTCACCATTTGGAAGTGATGGAAACATTCCATCGTTAGCCGTTGCGCTTTCCCCGAATTGGCTATTTTCAGGAGCGAAGTTTTCTTGATCCGTTTGTTCAGGCAATAAAAAATCCTGCTCAATGGCAGGATCTTGAATTGTCTGTGGCGCTGGAATATCAGGTGGATCAACCATAATATCCTGCGAAGTATTTGGCGGTGATTGTGCGTAGCTATCCACACTCTCGCCATTTTGAAGCCATTGCTGTGGCATCTGGCTTAGGTTCATGTTTTGTTTAATCAGGTCTACAACACCTCGAAGCTCTTGCACATCTGCACGACTCGCAGCGTTAATCTCTGCAACTTGAATGTCTTTTTCAGCCTGCAATTGAGCTTTCATCATCTCAATGTTTCGATCTGCTGTTTTGTCATCCAACTGCTGTTGCAGTGCTGTCATATCAGCCGTCATTTTCTGCACAAGCTGATCAAGTTGAGCAATTTGAGCTTTAGCCTGCGCTGGATCAATCTTCTCTTTACCAATCGCTTGAGGCGGCACAAGCATTTTCACACGCTCTGCAATTTCCTTAGCATTCAGCAATGGAGAGTTAATCACGATCAAATCAGCCACAAGGTTGAACAATGCAGGATTGCTTTGTACAAGCTGCATCATCAATGCGAATGACTGTTCGCGCTGGGTATTGAAGCTTGGACCAGTATCCATACGCACATCAAAGCGACCGACCGACATATCATTCAGAATGCCGTTGATTGCTTTGCTCTGTTCGTCTTGGTCTAGGTTTGTAGATGCATTCAAGCGAACCAACTCACTATCACCATCAGCACCCACAATACGACGTACCATTTCAGTGTCATAAAGGATTGGGAACAAACCAATCAAAACACGCGCTGAATGACGAATCGTTTTGTTTAAGTTGTCCTGAAAGTGGTATTGAGCTGTATCCGATTGACGTTGAAGCAAGCCAATAGCTCGACCTGATTGCTGATTAACATCTTGCCCCATTTGCGGTGCATGCATGTTCAGAATGTCAGGGATTAGGCCTTTTGCTGACTCGCTCGCATTCAAGATGCCAACTGGTGGAGTTGCTGCACCTAAACGCTGTGGCAGTGGGAGCAACTTGCCATCTTCTTCAACTGCGTGATACCGGCTGTAGCCATACTTGCCCGGGTTTTGCCACTCATCCTCAAACCCATCAATCGCTCTATGATCCACAGCAAGAATGTCATCCTGATTCTTTTGCAGGATATGAGCCTCAGTAGACTTCCAATAGTTGAAGAGTCGCTGCGCATCTTTAGCAAAGTGAACCAGTGAGAAAACATGTCGTTCATTCTCAACCCAAGTGACTTCACCATAGACGGGGAAAATCGGGATGTATTGACCAGGGAACACGCCTTTTTCAAGGATCTTGCAGCCTGTGACTTTTGCCCATTTGATTTCAGTGCGTGATGATGGTCGTTCAATATCAACCAATTCACCCAATTCATCTTCTGTGAACTGATCGAGCAATACCGATTTAAACTCTATCGAGCCATCAACCAAACGGCACAAAGTGTCTGCAACCTCCTCTTTGTAGAAGTATTCAGCCACACATACTGTCTTATTGGTTGTGTTGTTCCAATCTGAGCTTTTATCCATCTCGAAATCAGATACAGCGTCTTTACCGTACTCTTTTTCGACCTGATCTTTATCAACCCATTCACAAACTAAAGCACGACTCATATCAGAGCCATCCAGTTCTTTCGATAATGGATCAATTAATACCGCTTGAGGGTTTGGAATCGATTTAAAGCGTGGCTCTTGATTGAATGAACGCTCATTAATGTAATCGGTGATGATTCGATAAAAACCAACTGCTGCGTGTACCTGATTAGCTGCTGCAACATCGAGAGCATCTTCAAAGTTCGATGCCTCCTCAACATCCTTGATCAACCCCTCAAGCAATTTAGCTGTCTCAGGATCAGCACCAGAGTCCACAGGAACGACTTTAGCTTGTGGTCGATTCTGACGCATTGTATTGATCTGCTGCTGCACGTATGCGCGAACTAGGTTGATCTCAAGCGTTGGTTTACCCTCAGTGGTTCTCTTTTTATATGCATCGTCATGCCACTGAGCACCCTTAATCGTCACAAAGCGCTTATCATCAAGCCCTTGCTCGTAAATGTCTTTCCAATAGTCCTGTGCTTCATCACGAAACTTCTTAGCCGCATTCAGGATGTCTTGATTTTCTTTATCTTCTGCCATGTTATCCCATCCAAGATGTTGCTTGTCGTGGTTTAGGTGGAGCTGCTTTGGTTGGTTCGCACATCTTATTGATGTTCAATGCGCCTTCACCAAATGCATCAGAGCTGTGTGAAGCCCAGTCATGCACAGGTGTTGCCTTAAACTGCTCTAATTTGTCGTTAAATTCACGACGATAGTTTTGTAATGCTCGAATACCGTGTTTGCACTTCTCTGCATCAAACCAACAGTTTTTCAAGAATTGGCGTGTTGCTTCGATTCGATCCTCAACTCCAAGTCTTGCGCCTTTTGTCATTCGATAACCTAAAGTCGCCATGGTCTGCTCTCGACTCACACCGCTTGAAAGGTCACGCGCTGCAATGTCATGCGGTGCAAAGTGCTTAACGTAGTTGTAGCCATACTGCTGTTTCTTCTCGTCCAAGATGCGAGCGTAATGCGATAAAGGCTCGTTGTTCGCCTCATAATGATCAATTGCTCGCTTCTCTTTGCCGTAAATCTGGAAGAACCAAATTGCAGTAGGATCGAGAATCCCTAAATCCCAAGATGTGTAAACAGGCAAGTTAGGATCATGCGGAACTTTGCAGATTCGATTCTCTCGCTTGATCTGCTCAAATTCAGCTTTGTAAATCGCACCGTCCGCAATCTCTTTGGGTTTTCCTAAGTAGATATGCTCATACTGGTCGTAATCCTCAGCCTTCATCTGTTCAGCCAAAGCAATCAACTCAGCCGGGCAATTTCTGTTTTCGTCATAGTTGATTTGCACTGCTATCGTGTCGTCACGATCTACAACCACATAATCAGCATAAACCGCGTCACCTGGTAGTTTTGGGTTCATTGACATGATGATCATGCAATTTTTAGTACGCACAACAGTTGGGATTAAGATTTGTAGAGAATAAGCACTGACTGTTTGCGCTTCCTCAATCCATGTGATTGTTGCTCCCTCAAAGGATTTCACAGAATCAACCGTGTGGTTTTGCAGGCCCGAGAATGAAAACTCTGTGCCATTCAATCCTCGAATCTCGGTATCAAGAATCTGATAAAACGAACTCAAGCCAAGTGTTGCAATTCGATCTGACAGTAATTTATGAACTGACTGCTTGATTGATTTTTGAATCTCACGACAGCACAAAATACGGTGTTTGCGTTGAGCGCCTTCGATCAGCAGATAGTCTGCAATTTCCCAAGACTTACCACCACCACGACCACCATGGTAAACGTAAAACAGTTTGTTATTTGTGAGATGGGTATAAAGGGGTTTGAACTTACTTGGTACTCGCTTCTCCATCATTTTCGAATACCACCTTTAAATTAAGATCGATTGGTCCACCGTTTGCGCCAGTGTGCTCAACCTTCTCTTTAAACATACCTAAGTGTTTGCCAAGCAACTCAAGACCCTTTAATGCGCCTTGTTCTTTAAACATGAATGCTTGAGCCAAGTCGCCCTCTTCAGTCTGCACAAGACAATTATCAACTTGTGTAATCTGCATGCACCGCTCAACCACCTTTTGAATATTGCTTAAGACGTAATCCTGATTAATCTCAGTACGCTCAGACCGTTTGTTTTGTGCTTCTGCAATAGCTTCAGCGATAACAGGTTTTAACAGGTTTTCACTGCCCATCTGTTGAGCTGTCTTCTCGCTATACCCTGCTCGAATCGCTGCCTGTGTTGCATTAAGGTCTATCAGATACTCTTCGACAAACCTTTGCTGTTTTGGTGTTAGGTCTGCCATATTTTCCCCTTACCCCATCGCTCCAACCAAATCAGCCAAAGCCGTATCAGTCAAAACCATTTCAAGTGATTGACCAGTCTTAAACATGATGCTCACTTGATACGTTGAGCTATTCTGCGAGCTGCTTTGAAACTTCTCAGTGATGTATAAAACTTCATTCTGGTTGATTGTGTAGTCAACTAAATTTGACTCATCTTTTACTTTGATCATTGTTATTGCTCCCAACACCACTTTAGGTCATCTGGAATAATTAAATTGACGTTTAATTGAGTCACCGCAAAGTCATGCACATAATTCAAATACTCTGTCATCTGTTTCACTGTGGCTTTGGTTGTACTGGTCAGCTTAATGACGTGCTCGCCGATCAGCTTGTATTCATCAGGCTCGGATTGCTTCACCCTTGCGATTGAGTCACACATCTCAGCAAACTCTTGGTCATCACGCTTATAAATAAAGATCAGGTATTTCTTTTTGAACTCGAAGTGTAATGAGTCTTTATGCTGCCCTGTCTTGCGTTCAATCTGACCAAGCCACATCCAGTACAGTCTGTTTTGTGCTGAACTACGGTCATCCTGTTTTTGATCAATCACAACGCGTAAAGGCTTACCGCTTTCAATCGCTTTGGTGTAATTGCTATGCATGAAGCTAATAGCTTTAGTGATGTCAGAATGACTCTGGATAGGAAACACGGCTTTTTGCATTTCCTGCTCCCAATAAAAAGCCCATCAAGTTAATGACAGGCTTTTTAATTCTGAACTAAAACTATAGCAAAGCTAAAAGTCTTTCACGTTAGTCCCGAGATGTGGTGTTTAACCACAATAATCATCATTACCATAATTTTCAAGCTTTATTAGATCTTCATGTGTTTCTGACAAAAGAAGCTTGAAAGATTTGGCCAGGTCAATCCGATCCGCAGCTCTAGCACCAACTTCAGCATTGGTTGTGTGCTTAATTATGTATTCGTTTTCAGTAACAATCTTTTCGGCAAACTCATATGCCTTTTCGATAACTTTTGCTTTACTTGCCTTGGTTCCCATCAAAACACCTCTTTATCTTCCATCACCAACATTCGATTCACTCTCTCCAACCACTTCTCAAACATCGCTTCACTCTCGGCCCGGTTACCCAATTTAAATTGATCAAATGCGCTATGGCACGAATGGCACAAGGGAATAGTGAACAGGTCTGAACTCTTAATTGATCTACCCTTACCATGTTTTGAGCTGTTTGAGTGTGCGGCTTGACTGTCTGGATTGCCACATCGAATACAAGGCAGATTTCGTATTGCTGCCAGTCGCTTGTTATCGCGCAT